TATTCTTTCGCTAGTAAAGTCAAGGACCTATGTGTTGAGTTATTTGATATGAAGGGAAAAGACAGACAGTTACTCATTAACTTCGCGAATAAAATGCGTGAGCTAGACCCTGACATATGGATCAAGCAAGTGTTGAAACAAACTAGAGGAAAGGATCGTTGTATCATAGATGATGTGCGCTATCAAAATGAAGTGGATGCGTTGTTGAAGGATGGATGGCACTTCATCCAGCTCCATATACCTTCGGGTCTACAGCTAGAACGTATCATGAAGGTATATCCTGAAGATTACGAATCACATGTTGAATCGTGTAACCATATATCCGAACAGAATCATTTTGTATTTCCCAAGGGTAGTGAGCCACTAACTCTGATGGTTGAACGTCATAACACACATAAACTATTTCATTCGGTCAACATGTTATTGATGAAACAATCGTTAAGTGAAACAATCGTTAAGTGAAACAATAGTTTACCGAGTTTAAATACCGTTTTCTAAATATCATATTCTACTATAGTTACAGAGATCATATAAATGACATCTTTTGATAAGTGGTACGCATCAGATACTATACAAGATATACTCCACGATATGTATCAAGATATTGAACGGTTTATTCAGACTACCCCTGAAATAGAATTTGACTATGAAACGGAAACCCTGTATCCTAAATTTGTTCGGTTTATCTACAACGTCTATCAAGTACATAAAAAAGAGCTCTTTGAACCCTATGATCAAGACATGTATGATTATTTTACTATGAAATTTTCATCTGATCTCGTGGATATGTTTATGAGGTGGCGCTATCTCTCAACTCTCTATAATCTATCGTTATTTCACTATGTGGCTGATACCTCCATTGACCTAGAGTATTTCCTGTTCAATCATATTCTAGTCCAAGAACCCTATAATGATGAGAAGCAGGAAAATAATATTGAAGATAGTATAGATGAATCCGACGTATAAGAAATTAATGAAGCAACATGGTGGGTCCATACCGTTCCATATCCTGGGAGGGGTTAAGAAGAGGAGGTCCAAAACGAAAAGAGGGAAGACAAAGAAACGGAAACACCGGAAAAAGAAAAAGGCCACGAAAAAGGCCACGAAAAAGGCCACGAAAAAGGCCACGAAACGGAAGGCGACACGTGCGTTAGACTCGGGGAAGTATGAAATAGGAACTATCATACGTCAAGGGTCCAAACTCCTGAAATTGAATTCGTCTAAGAAATGGATAGTCATAGCGTAATTAATAATATACGATAAACTATACTATACTATGAATACATTAGACATAGTGTTATTGAATGGCCTCTGTTATGTGAGCGGTATTCTAACTGGATTAGGCCTGTGCTTCAAATACAAAAAACATTTACTCCTTAAGACGAATAGTCAAGAACAATTATCCAAACTAATGGATACACTTACGCATGAGATGACTATACCGATGAATAACCAGACGATTACATCTAACGGACCACCGCGTGCTGAACCAATCATAGCATCCGCTCCTCCGTTAGATTCACTTAAAGAAGTGATTATAAGGACTCAATAGATATGAAAGGTTTAGTACGAGGATGGTATCGTCGCTTATTATTTATATATCGTAATCTACCGATGAGAGCCTTCACCTTGGTATGTATCGTTTATAGTAGTTACATAATCGCTCTCTATAGGTCGGGTATACGATACAACGTGCGTACATGGCGTAACATGGGACTCCTCTAAGCCCTCCAATATAATTCTTTTGTCTCAAAGACATCATTTTGTAGGCAACCTGCGAATTCATCGTCTACGTAGATAGTCAGATCTTGATCCTTTACTACGGGTGATTTCGACGTCCACCTAGCTCGTTGTAAGAGTTTGGAAAGGTGTTTGACGCGACCATGAGGTCCCCTAAGAGACCTTGAATGTTTCACGGCCCACTCGCATTGCATCGCTTCTTTCATCGTAGAGAATCCATCAATTATACATATCGGATACCATTCTGTCCGTTTACTAGTGTATTTCGCACCACCTTTCAATTCTTTGTTGTGTTGTCTGAACCTCCTCAAGAAATCGTTGGTCATTCCTACATAGGAAAAGTTATCTGATCGCAGGATGTAGACAAGGAACATATAGTACTATATCTATCATATTTTTTATATATATATATAGTATAAAGGATGCCCCAATGGTCAGCATTAACGAACGGACAGCAAGAATATTATTTACGATTTACAGCACCGACGGAAAGCGTGGATAATCAAGATCCTACTCCTATAGTACCTGGGAATAATACCGAGGTTATTGGGAGATATGACCCTACACCTCTCCAAATAAATGCTGTTCGTTATATAGGTGAAAGAATAGTGCGTGCACTTAATACTAGCATAACTCAGGATCAAAATAATGCAATACGTATGTGGTTAAACGAAGCCGCCAACCACGACATAAGGGATGAATATATCATAGAGGACGGGTTGCTCATAGATGGTAGCAATCCACTGGATCATTACCCTAATTACGAAATCCAAGACCCTGATTACGAAATCCAAGATGGCGGACGAGGACGTAAGAGATCCACTACACGTAAGAGATCCACTACACGTAAGAGGTCCACGAAACGTAAGAGATCCACAAAACGTAAGAGATCTACGAAACGTAAGAGGTCCACGAAACGTAAGAGGTCCACGAAACGTAAGAGGTCACATTAACACCTCCGATAAAATAAACAATAGGGTTTTTGTCTGAGCAAGACATTTTCTGTAACTTCCCTCACATGAGTATCGTTATATTCCCTCCATTTTCCATCAAGTTCATTCTTACATATTGCGTAATAATGACCTCCACCAAGCGACCCACTCTGAATACATACTCCTGATAACCTATACGTAGAGGATACTTGATTATAATTCAAGGAATAACTTGAAATATCAAGATTGAGTGGGAATTCTAGGAAGTTATCTTTTTTATGACCAAGAGAATAGCGCTTGAGTAATATCATGAGGACGGGTGACTGTTTCCATAACACGAGTTTCTTCTCAGGTTCAACGAGTTCCTTGCATTTATCACATTTCCAAGAATTATCACAATCTAAGGTGACCTTCTTTGTATAGGAATCTAAACAATCATATAGCGAGGTAGCTACCGTAGGTATCTCTAGGGATAAGACCATAGATGGATCAAAGGTGGCCGTCACATAATCACACTTAGTACACGATGTCAAAGATAAGAGTTGCGAATAAAACGTCTCTACGATATATGAATAATCATCTTTGAAAAATTGGGACCACGATTTAGACGATTGCAACGCTAATTTATCCATTTGAGTCTCTATCTCACCCTTACAGGTAAAATGAACAGATCGTTTGATGGACCGATGCAATAAATCCATGAAGATTTCAATAAATTCTTCGGTATCGTTTTGATCAAAATTATAGAATTCTTTGTCCGTGCTTATACATTCCTTTCTAAATTGTTGGATGAATTGCTTGGGTACGATAGGGTTGTCAGAGTCCTTTGACCATAGTTCACGTTGAAGCTTGAGCCATTCTACATACATCGTCTCTTGGTTCCTATGAGACCTACTACCGTTAGACTTGTTGAACTTGGTATTTGTGGGATGAAATTCCAATAAATGACTGAGACATTGTAAAGCAGCATTCATATAACAGGTGTTGCCTAAATTTGCTAATCCTTTATTTCCGGCATTCATTATGTGAATACATATTTGGATATCTTTATGTAAAAAGTGTATATTTTTTTCTATGCTAAGGTATAAAAATATGGGAGGAGGACTTATGCAACTTGTAGCTTATGGCGCTCAGGATATTTACCTTACGGGTAACCCGCAAATCACATTCTTCAAGGTTGTCTACAGACGGCATACCAACTTCTCGATGGAGACCATTGAGCAGACTATTAGTGGGTCCCAAACGGCATCAACCACTGGAACGGTTACCATTTCCCGCAACGGTGATTTGGTCTACAAGGTGTATGTCACATGTGCTATGACCGCTGGCGAGGATGGTAATACGCTGATTGATAATGTTGAAGTTGAAATTGGGGGCCAGCGTATTGATAAACAGACTACCGAATGGAATCAGATTTGGGGCGACTTATCCACCCCCGCCTCGAAGGCGGATGGTTTCAAGTGTATGACGGGTGCGTGCGGAAACTCAAACGTAAATGTTGTAGGCGAAGTCCACGTTCCGCTCAATTTCTGGTTCTGCCGCAACCCTGGTCTGGCGCTACCGCTGATCGCCCTCCAGTACCACGAAGTCAAACTCAAGTGTGCCTGGGGTGCGGCTGCCGGTACTCGGAAGGTTCTGTGTGATTACATCTACCTTGACACCGATGAGCGCCGCCGTTTCGCTCAGGTCTCACACGAGTACCTGATTGAGCAGGTTCAGGAACAATCATGTAGTGGCGAAGACTCCAATAAATTAAATTTCAACCATCCAGTTAAAGAGCTTATTTGGACTTCTGTTGCTACGAATGCTTATGGAACCGCCCTGCTTAAACTCAATGGTCACGATCGTTTCTCTGCCCAGCAAGAGGAATACTTCCAGTTGAGACAACCCTACGACTACCACACGTCTGTGCCCGGTCAGAATATTGTGTTGACTGATAGACCGCAAAGTTTAGCTCAACCTGAACTAGTTTTAGCAACGGCTAAAGTACACGGTACCACCGCTAACGCGGATGACGCATTCGTCGTCGTGGCCCACGCAACTACCGATAACTTATTAATACGAATGGCCGCGGCACCTGTGGTTTCAGTGGGGGATATTTTACTGATACACTATCCAACGACCGCCGATGCCGAATCCGAAAGTATCGTAGTTAAAGTAACAGCTGTCCCAGCTACCTTCGCTCTGAGTACTGCCGATCAAGCATTTTCAATTTTAGCATGTGGCACGGCCGCTCCCACTACTGGTGTGGCTCCAACTGTATCCGCCGTAGGTAATGGTACAATTTATAAAATCGCGAGTGTCCAGGACCCGAAGTCAAAGACCGGTTCTCTGACCAAGAAGCTCAACTGCTATTCCTTCGCTTTAAAGCCCGAGGAGCACCAGCCGTCGGGCACCTGCAACTTCTCGCGCATCGATAATGCTCAATTAAATACAACCGGGACAGCCCTAACTGTTGCTGAAAATATCTACGCCGTCAACTACAATGTCCTCCGTATCATGTCGGGTATGGGTGGTCTCGCATATTCCAACTAAAGTTGAAATACCCGATAACCCTGTTATTTCTTGCTTACAGCAACTAAGGTGGTTTAGCATAGTCTAACTAAGTTTTTTCACACATTATCAACAAACATTGATAGTATTATTAAGGTTAAATCATCTTGTTTTTTTTTCTATGCTAAGGTATAAAAATATGGGAGGAGGACTTATGCAACTTGTAGCTTATGGCGCTCAGGATATCTACCTTACCGGTAACCCGCAGATCACTTTCTTCAAGGTTGTCTACCGCAGACACACTAACTTCTCGATGGAGGCTATTCAGCAGACCTGGAACGGGAGCAATACCGCCGCCGGACGTTGCACGGCGACTATATCTCGCAATGGTGACTTAGTTCACAGAATGTATTTACAAATCAAAGGGTCGGCGACGAGCTCGAAGACGATGCAGAGGGCGAATGGAACCGCTGTTGGAATAACTTCAGTTGAAGTAGAGATTGGTGGACAGAAAATTGATAAACATAGTGGTCAATGGATGGAAGCATGGGCTGAATTAACTCAACCCAATGAGCGCGGTCTATGTCAACTTGTTGGTGGCGCGACGGGAACCTGCCCAGGTGGAACCAAATTCCAGAGAATGAGTGGGTTCGGTGGAGTAGTCACCGCTAGTGTAACCACAGATTCCTATTTTTATGTTCCATTATTCTTTTGGTTCTGTAGAAACCCTGGATTAGCATTACCCTTAATCGCCCTTCAATATCATGAAGTTAAGGTTATCTTAGAACATACCTTCCCAACTACACTACACGCGGCGCCAGCGGAACAAGAATTATATTGTGATTATATTTACCTTGATACCGATGAGAGGCGCCGTTTTGCCCAGGTTTCCCACGAATATCTAATTGAACAGGTACAGGAACAAGAATTTTCCGACACCGCGAGTTTAGACTTAAACTTTAATCATCCCGTTAAAGAATTAATTTGGACGGCAGCCGCCTCGGTAAGTAGCGGATGGACGGCGGCTGGGATACTGCTCAGCCCTGGTGGAACTGATTATACTCTAAAATTGAATGGACACGACAGATTTTCCGCCCGCAACCAAACATACTTTTCACGGACACAGGTTTGGGAGAACCACAGCGGACCCGGTGGACTGGATAGTACCGCCACCGGCGCAACAACAAGTGGAAATAATGATGGAATCTGCGTGTATTCGTTCGCCCTTAAACCGGAAGAGCACCAGCCATCTGGAACTTGTAATTTCTCAAGAATTGATAATGCTCAATTGAATTGCACAGCCGGTGTCGCTAAAGTCGTATTTGCTGTTAACTACAACGTCCTTCGTATCATGAGTGGTATGGGTGGTCTGGCATACTCGAACTAATTTATTTTATTAGTTAAATGTAAAAATTATTAAATGTAAAGAATCAATTTAAAACTACTTTAATATTACAAAAACACCTCGATCAACTTATTAGAATTTCCTCCAATATATTTTGGTAGTTGTATAAATATATCAATCAACTTCTCAAGTCTTTCTTCTAATACCTTAACTCTTTCTTCTAATACCTTAACTCTTTCTTCTAAACTAGCCGAATCTGATGATACAGCTGGTTCAGTCGTTAACATTTCTTGTACATTTTGCACAACTTCTTGGGTAGAAACGGGATCTTCTACCGGGGCAGGTCCTTCTACTACATCTTCCGCTACCGCAGGTTCAGGTTCCTCTACCGCAGGTTCAGGTTCCTCTACCGCAGGTTCAGGTTCCTCTACTACATCTTCCGCTACCGCAGGTTCAGGTTCTTCTACCGCAGGTTCAGGTTCTTCTACCGCAGGTTCAGGTTCCTCTACCGGGGCAGGTTCTTCTACCGCAGGTTCAGGTTCCTCTACAGATAAAGGCTCACTCACATACTCAACATTACTCATTTTTATAATAAGGGTACAGAAAATAATTTTAAGTAAAAATAGTTACACTAAAAATTGTAAGTAGTACAATCGTTACACTAAAAATTGTAAGTAGTACAATCGTTACACTAAAAATTGTAAGTAGTACAATCGTTACACTAAAAATTGTAAGTAGTAAAAATAGTTACACTAAAAAAGTGATCAATAAAGTGAACACGAGTGCTTCTT